TGTTTTTTTAAAAAAAAAAATATTATTTATAGTTAATTAATTTATATTCTCAATCCTTCAAGTTGGTCATCACTAATAGTTTCATGTTCATTAGTAATTTCCAACTTTTCTTTTATTTCCTTTTCTTTTTCTACTTCTTCCTGGGTATAAACAGATAATCTCTCTTCATTATATTCCAATATGTCATCATAAATACTTGTTTTTGGTTTTACAATAGCAGTCATTACTTTTAACTTGGATCTTGCAGGTTTAGAATCGGCAGATTTATATGAAATATAATTGCAATTTAATGTAACTTCGCAAACAGTATATGCTTTCATAGATTCAATAAAGTTGCCATATGTAAGAGGATAATATCTTCTACATTCCGGTATTTTATTAAAATCTTCAGTTCCATAAAATCTCTTAATAAATGGAAATTTGATTTTGTTCTTTTTAATTAGAGTTTTTTCTTCTCGCTTTAAATCTACAAACATATCACTATCCATTTGAACATTTGATAATACTGGCATTTTTTCATTTGCTTTGCATTCATCAGGTGCTCCGGTTAAGTAAAAAGGTACAATCATTAAATCGTCATCATCACCTTGGCCAAGTATATTAATACTTGCAAATATTGCTATATCTTGATCTTCCTTTTTACTTAACCTACTTTGATAAGCTGGAATTTTTTCATTAGAGTTTTGATTTTTTTTATAATTTTCCAATGCATTTTTCTTTAATTCTTCCAATCTTTCATAGAATTGAATAAATCCTTTATTTCTTGAAATAATCATAGATAACCCTGGGTATTCACCTTTAGATTGATAAAATCCGGCATCAACAACAACAGACATTGATTTGATTATTTTACCACAAATATTCAATGAGAAAAATAAAAGTGTACATCCACCTGTTATTTTAGTTGAACTGGTATAAGTAATTTTAACTGGAATATCATTTTCTGGATCATTAAAATCTTCTTTGATGCATAAAATGTTTTTTTTAGTAATTTCGTAACCGGACATGTTAATTTAATATTTATTATATATTTATAAATCAATTTTTTTTTTATAATACTTTCATATTGAAAAGTTGCCAGTATTAAATTTCCAATATATGGCAATCTGTCTTAACACATTCAAATATTCCATCCGGGTCTTTAATTATTATTTCAATATTGGTCTTTGATTTAGTTTTTCCACCAATTACGTTTTGATTGGCAGAACCATACTTATTGGCAATTTCCAAATATTCATTTTTGGTATCATTTGAATATCCGGGTAATACCGAATTTAGTACTCTTTTGGATGCATGCTCGGTAAATAACAAATTTAACATATCCATTATTTTTACTTTGACAAACAATTAAATTGATTTATAATAAATAAATAAATAGTATTAACAATGTATTCTTCCGGTTTAATTCTTTATACAATTCAATTTGAAATTGATGTCCCGCTTAATGAACGCAAAGATGTAGAACTGTTTATACCAGATGGAGTAAATATTGCATTTATTAAAAGCAACTTTGGCAAGTTGTATCATCCAGACTGGATGCATTTAAAAAAGCAGCCAAAAGTAAAAACATCTGCCCGAGGTCGGCCAAAAATAATTAAACCTCCAAAAATAAATAAAAAAAATAATGGATCAAATGATGAATTCAGTAGTGCAATTACATTTGGGGTTATTAATGAGTCGGATGTATTTAGTGTAAAAATATTTCATGTAAAATCTGGCAACATACCAGGTATGAAAACCGACAATACTCAGTTGGTAGAAAAAATAGTAAATAAAGTATTTAATTTTATTAATTATTACCGGCCACAAACCAATATCCGATTGACAAATATCAAATTATCTTTAAAAAATCGGACTTATCATTTTGATTTTAGCAACTATCCGGATATTCCAAATCCGACTATTAATTTATATTTGTTAAAAGAGCGAACTTGCGGGTTATCCAATAATACAATTTATATCAATACCGGTCCGGATTATAAAACTAAATCAATATCTGGAACAGAATCTGGGGATAAAATAGATATATTTTTCAGTAACAAACATGTTTATGCAAAATGCATTTATGTAAACAAATCTGAAAATAACAAAATATATCATACAAGTCTTTACCCGGATGGTAAATTATTTTTATATGGAGCATCTTCTAATGATGACATTTGCAACAAAATATCGACAGGATTGTTTAATTTTGTCATTGAAAATAATGATCGGACTAAACATATGAAACACCAGATTATACAAACCGGTTATACGATAAAAAAAACATCTTAAAGTTGCAACTTAAATACTTTTAATTATAATTTTTTCATCCGGATAAATATTAAACTGAAAGAAATTATTAACAATATTAATTGAAGGATTGAAAATATTAGATAAGAATTTTTTTTTATTCTGACATTCATATTTCAAGTTTTCACTCATATCGTCATACATGTTTTTAAGAATATTTAGTTTTCCCTTATAATAAAACAAACCCTCATTATCGGAATATTTGGTTTTAATATGTTTAATATTGGCAGTTCCAAGTTTGATATTTATCGAACCTTCTATAGTAATTTCGGATATTATAGAATTGTTAAAAACTTCAATAGTTGGCAATTCAGTTATGAAATTGCAAATATTGGATGATATATTCTTTATCATTTTGTCAAAATTAATACTGTCCAACTTTTCAGATAATGCAATAAGATCTTCTTTAAATAATATGTTATTTATTAATTCAGTTTTTTTAGACGAACTAGATAAAATAATTTTTGAAAGTTTGTCGCTTGAATATGGAAATTTATTTTTAATTTCGTACACAATCTTTCTACCGGTGTTATTATTTTTAAGTATTTCCGATATTTGTTTATGAATATCCGGATCTTTATACATTTGCAAAACTCGGAAGAATTCATTTTTAAACAACTTGTATATATATATTTTATAATGAATATCTTGGATATAATCGGGAACCGGTAGTTGTTTGGCCGGATTTTGCAATTTATTATTTACATCAACTATATCATAATTCATAAATTCTATTTTAACCTTTTTCCGACCAATTATTTTTTGAATATTTTCCAATGTGCAATCATTGAACCAGGAATAAACATCTTTAATTCGAAATCCAATAAAATTGCATTTATTATTATCATCCGGTTTAACTATTTTTTCCAACTTGGTATTGTAACAAATAAATACTAATGATTCCAACGGCACATATTCTAATGCAAATTCAATTGTAGTTTTAGGATCTATATTATGTTTTTTTCGATTAAACACTCCAAATATTCTTTCTATTTTTTCACTTTGAGGTCCGGATTTAATTGATTGTGGAAAGCAACCAATTGTAAAATATTTTGATTTCTTTTTTGCAAGCAGTATATATGTTTTATTGTTTAATATATACTGATTTTCAATTTGTATGGCCGGAGTTTCCTTTATTATTGAACGTATTTTAGAATAATTATTAAACATTATCAAATCCGGATCTTTTTTGTTTTTGTTTTTATAATAATCAATAAGTGTATTTACTATTATTGGACTAAAGTTGTTACGTATATCTTCATTTTCAACAATAGGATAAATATCATCTTCAATGATAAGAAACATTAATAAATTATTTTTGTTTATAGAAAGCATGTTAATTCCTTTGTTTATTAAAATATTTATATACGAATTGGAAGAATTTAATATTTCCTGAAATTGATAAATTACGGTTTTAAAAATAATGCAAAGATCGCCATAAATATAATGAATTATATTAATTATAAAATTATACCAATCAAATGAAAATTCATTTCCGGATTTAATATTGGAAATTACATTAATTATATCTGAATAAACTAAATTAATTTCACCCCGGATACTATTATAAATATCCTGTGTAAACTTGGAAATTATATCATCAATTAATAATTCCAATGTTAAATTCCGATATTTGGCATATGCTTCCAATAGTTGGATTGAATAATGAGTTCCGACTTTGGAATAATTGGCCAACATTAATTGCTTTTCGTTTGTTATTTTAAAAAACTTGTACAAAGAATCATGTAAATATGAAAATCTATCTTTTTCAATTTCTTTTCCGAATTTGATAATTGTTAATGATGATAAAGTTTCAACTGTTATGTCTTCCTGTTTTACAATTTTCTTTTCATTACATAACAATCCGATTTGTTTATTTTTTTCACCTTCAGTTTCAGTTTCTTTACATCTTGGTATGCAATAATTCTTTGGATGTTTTCCAACTATGTACCCCAAGTTTGGAAATTGTTTTGGACATTTATAATAAATTGGTTCTTTTGTAGTATAATTGTAAAATTTATGAGTATTTTCTTTATCTCCGAGTTGTTTATATTCAGTAGGTGTAAATACTCCAACCGGTTGGAATTTCTTTTGACAAAGTCGGGCATATCTTAATCCACTATCGGTTATAAATTTATACAAATCCGGATCTAGCTCTTCCATTTTCTTTTTTGTACTTGTTAACTTTTTTTCTTTTGGAATATTGGATTTGGTAATTTCGGAAAAATCAAATATAAGAGACATAATAAACATTTTACATCTTTCATATGATTCTCCATCAATATTTTCCAATGTAAATTTGACATTAGTAACCCCATTTACTATTTCAAATAACACTCCGGAGTATCGCAAGTTCCAAAGTCGGTTAATATTGTTGTCCCGAAATACATCATAATAATTTCTCAATTCTGCATTCTTTTTCAAAATAAATGGAGTTTTTTCCTTTTTAATACCCCGATTGAATTTCAAAATGTAATTATTGGATCTTTTATTAAAAATATTTTCCCTGATAGTAAGAATATTTGCTTCTTCATATTTGTTTATAATTTTTTGATAATCATAAAATATATTTTGGTCTATAGTTTTGTTCCATTTAAGATCAATATCGCAAGATTTTATTCGGATATTCTTTTTCTTAAACCGGATCAGGGTTTGATCTTCAAAAGTCGGCAAGAATATGAGGTCTTTAAATTTGTCAAAATACTCCAATAGCCGGTTTACATCATCTTGAATAGAATTAAAATAATCATCAAACGAAATATTGTAATTTTTTGAAACTATCTCAAATTGGTAATTACCAGATGAATCTATTATAATATTTCCAATATCGTTATTTTTTGACATTGCAAATACAAAATAAATTCGTTCAGATAGATCAAATTCCATATATTCCGATTCCAATAATAATTCCATATCTGGTGCGTTATTGTATATTTTGGTTGCTTTGTACCAATTACCTTTATATTCTAAAAACGCATTTACCGAATAATATTTTTTATCACATTTAAACACATCAAACATGTTCCGGATATTCAAGACTTTCTTTTGCTTGGATTGATAAACAGTTTCATATAAAATCCGGTTAATATAAGTGGAAATCTGGGAATCATAAATATATTGCAAACTGTTATAATTATTGTAAATCCGGAATGATATTTTACTCAATAATTCAAATGATTTTTCCAAATCCAATTTGGATTTATTTATTAAATTGGCATTTTTAAACATTTCTTTTTCATTTTGCAAATATTGCCGGAACATAATGAAATCCAACATTGGAAAGTATTTTATTATTAAACCATAATAAATTAATTGCGATAAAAAGTTGTCATTATAAACAGTTGTTTTATCAATTTTGGACATGTACGAATCCATGTCATAAACATAAACATTGTTCCCAATTAATGAGTCAAATGTATCCATTAATTCCCAAGTCCGGATTTTTAAATTATTCCGTTCTTGATATAAATTCCGATCAATCATAATATTTTGCACTTTTTCGGTATCTTGGTCGTTTTTAAATTCATATAGTTGCTTATGTAAGTATAAATTGTAACTACTATAGTGCCCGGTTCCATCATAGTTGGTCCAAAACAAATGTTGGCGATAAACAGGTATATTTGTAACATAATAAATTTTATGTTTGATCATATTAAGAGTATCTTTAGGAAACAAATTTATATCTGTTACATATGTAATACCAAAATCTTTATCCATGACTACATCAAGTTTCAAGTCTTCATTATCAATTATAATATTGTCAAAATCGAATCCATCATCTTCTTCATCAGATTCTATTGTTTCCATTGCCGATGCCGATTTTAATATAGATAACGGTTTTGCATCAATTATTTTATCTGATAATCCAACATAATATTCCCAATTTAAGCCGAAATATTCTTTTAGTTTTGCTGAATTTTTTTTAACTTTGCCAGGTTTTAGAAGAGAAACAATTCTATCTGGTAATTCCCAAAAGAATATATATTTTTGTATTACTTTATTCGTAATTGGATCAACTAATGTAATACGTTGAGATTTATTTTTTAATTCAAATTCCATTGGCGATTATTTATTTATTTATGAATAATAATTATTTTTAATAAATGAATGTTGGACCAAATATTTCATCAAATTCTGATGCTGCAAATGTATTTTTAGAAACAAAAAAAATAATTGGATCAGTTCCATGTATTCAAATATTTGTCCAATCAAATAATTACTCAATAACGGATTCGGAAATAGAGTTTTATAAAAAACAAGTTGGAACTAAAATATTTGTACATTCAACATACAATGTATCTTTGAACAGATATTTTCCAACTATTCGGAGTTTTCAAGAACAATACCAAATATGTGCCAATATGGGTGTAGTTGGTTTTATCGTACATTTGCCAAGATTGGAAATTAATATAACTTTGGATGTTATTAAAAAATTATTTAATGGGACAACTATGGATAGTTTTAAAACCCACCCGATTGTGTATTTTGAACATCCAGTTTCAAAACAATTTAGTGATCCGGAAGAATTTTGTAAATTTTATTATGATATACGCCAAGTATTGCCAGAATGGGTAACTCCCGGAATTTGCATTGATACTTGCCACATGTACGCATCTGGAGTAAAAGTTGCAACTGGTCGGCATGTTAAGCAATATTTGGAAATTGTCTCCAATTATGGCCAGATATCGGAAATATTAATTCATCTTAACGATTCCAAGTTTGTATTTAATTCCATGATTGACCGGCATGCAGACATTGGAACTAACATATGGACTAAAGAAGAATCTGGAATAAAATACTTATTGCAAACTGGGTATTGTTGCATATTAGAACTGCGAGATTATAAAAAAAATTTATTAAAATGCCAAGAAATAATGAAATCATCTTAATCTTTGTTTGGCTTTATCTAAATACACAATGGTATTAATATATAAAAATAGTATTAATACGTAAAAATTAAGTAATAAAATTGCAATAATGTATTCGTACATGTTTATTAATTGTATAAAAAATTAAAACTTAATAATAGTATCATCACCTAATTGAAATCCATTTTTAATTTCATCTATACCAATTTCATTAAAATCATCTTCAAAATCAATAAAACCTGTTTCTCCACCACTGATTTTATCCGATAATCTATAATACCTGGTTCCGGATTTATAAAAATCCGAGTCTCTTTGAATTACAAAATTATTCAAAGGTTTCATATCTCTTTTAAAAAATATCTCATCTGGATCAGTTTTTTTTCTATAAACTTTATCTTCTTCCGGATACCTTCCTTTTAAATCATCATACCCTGGAAAATGATACATGTTTTCCCTATTATCTTTTTGTTCTTCATCACTATTATATTCTTGTTCTTGTTTCTGTTTCTGTTTCTGTTTCTGTTTCTGTTTCTGTTCTTGTTCTTGTTTCTGTTCTTGTTCTTGTTCTTGTTCTGTATCTCCACCAAATAAGCCAGATAATTCATTATTTACAGAATTTAGTATAGCTTCATCTTCTTCTTTGTTATACATTTTTATTTCCAATCTTGAATCCGGTTCGGTATCATATATTGTTTTTGGGTTCAATTCTAATTCCGATCTTTCTTGCAATTGTTCCCTTTCAGATATATGTTCCGATTTTTCAGGTTCAGGTTCAAAAGTACTTTTTGTATTTTCATCATTTTCATCATTTTCATTGTATCCGGCAAACATTTTAGAAATTTCACTATTAATAGGATTATCAAGATTGGAATTATCATTAAGTTCAAAAGATTCTTCATCCGATAATTCCAAACCTTGCATTTCTTCTTCTTGATCACTTTCACCTCCTTCAAAACTTTCTAATTCTGTTTCCGGGTTTCCTCCAAATAAGTTTTCCAAATTATCAATTGGTTTAGAAGTTTGATTGGAAGATTTTCTATTTGTTATTTTAGATCGTTCTTGGAGTGTACCACCTAAAACTTGGAAATCATACATTACATCAAATTGTGCCATGTTTTGTTTTATATTATTTTTAGTTAAAAAAAATATTCATTATTAATAATTTTTATTATTTGGATATATCAACTATTATATTATATAATTCATAATGAGTTGTATCATCAACATCTGCAAGGTCGAATTTTAAATCTAAAAATTTACTGTTATCTTTGCTGATAATATAATCTTCTCCTTCTTTTAATTTTGCACTTTTGGCGTAATTAATAAATACATTATAGATTGCCAACTTTTGCTCGACAGTCAATTTTGTCCATTTCATTAAGTCCGATAATTCCCGCATAATTGCCGACATTTTTTTTTTAATATAAATCGGAATTATTAATAAAAAAAAATATTAAATTTCAAAGGTCGGAATTAAAAATCGGAAAGTTTAGATATACCCTTTAATATCAATTTTTGTTTCTCATTATTTGGAATATTATGATATTCGGATAAAACATTTTCCCAATCTGTTTTGGATTGTTGCAAATGTTTAAAAAGTTGGTCACTTAGGTAGTCAATACATATTTCTGCATCATCCCCATTTAAGTATTTTTCCGATGAACCTTCGTAATATCCATTTGGCGTAAATATATATACTCCACCTTCAATAATATCGGCCGGTAGTATAAGTTTTTTTCCTTTTACAGGATCCATATTGAACATTTCCAAGTTGGATAACATTTTTTTATCCGATATTGGCTCTGGAAACATTTGATTTTTATCAAGTTGCTTAACTTGGAATATTACTGGTTGTATCAATCCGGAAATTGTACAATTTGCACCAATAATTTCTTTATCATAAAATAGTGAAACATTTTTGACTTTTAATATGACAAAATCTCCTTTTTCAAGTGAATTAAGAATACTCAATTCGTATTCATTCTTTTCAATACTTGTAATTAGTACATAAACATATTTCTTATATTTTCCATAAATGTTAAATTTGTAATTTGTTATTAATCGGTTACTAATAGACCTATTAGAAATGGAATCCAATGAACATACTAAATGACTACCCGGGTGTATACGCAATATTTCAAATTCAATAAAAAGCGAAACCGAATAAAGATATTTTTTGTTTGCTGACTTGGCAATAAATCCTTTTTTTTTAACATCCGATCGCATAATAATTCCGCCATAATAGGTTTTTCCAATATGTTGCTCATTAATCATATTTTGCAAATCTTGGTCAATAGTTTTTGGATTAACTGCAAATGAAAAGGATTGTTGTTTAAAAAGTTCTACTACTTGTGTCATTTTTAATACTTAATAATAATCAAATTAAAAATAAAAAAAATAAAAAAATTAAAAATCAAATTAAGAATCAAATTAAAAATTAAAAAAAAAAAATAATAATTAATTAAAATTCTTATATTTGGGTATCATCGGCAATTTGTTGCTTTTCTTTAAACTCATTCTTGTATTTAACATGACTTTGTTCAACCAAGTTTATAAGTTTCTTATGTTTTGGACTTTCAATTTCTTTTAATAATTTCCAAACAAATGAAGAATATTTTTTTTCATATTCTTCGTTACTTTTTGTACCGGCTGCAACTAATTGTTCCATATAATGGGGTTTGTTTTTAAGTTCATTTTTTACTGCTTGAGTTACGAAAATATCCATAAATTTTGCTCCAGTTTTTTCTATCACAACTTCATTTTCACTCATTTTTTGTGCAAAGAAAGCGGATATCGATTTTGGAGATTTACTAGTAATTTCGGATTGTTCAATAGAAGAATCTTCTACAGTTGTTCCTGATTTTTTAACCATTTTTGCATTATTTTGGATCAATTTTTGAGTAGAATTATCAATGCTAATAAGTTGTTTTATTGTATCAATCTGGCTAACCAAGATAGGATAATGAGATTTTAACCATTCAATATCTATTGACTTAATATCCAATAATGACTTATTTGTACTATCAACTGACTTTTGTATAGAAGCAAGTTCAGTCATTAGTATTTTATTTGCATTGCTAAAATCATTTATTTGGTTTTGCATTGACTCTATTTGAAGTTTCAACTTTTCAATCTTTTCTTCCAACTGCTTTTCTTTTGTTTCCAACTGCTTTTCTTTTGTTTCCAACTGTTTTTCATTTTGATCACATTCAATATCAATTGTATTAATTGCATCAATTTCAATTTCTAAATTAGTTTCATTGAGATTATCATTAATTGGATTCATTAAAAGAACTTTTTATTAATTGTTCTATTTCAAATTTATTTTTGGAAATAAGATATTAAAAAATAAATATTATCCAAACCAATTATGCCGATATTGAATGATTTGCCAATAATCGGAATTTCCATTGTTAAATAGTACTATATGAATTGACAAATTTAAAATACTATTTATTTTTTTTTTGATTTTATTTATAATTTTTAAAATAATAACAAATAATGGACCTTACTACAGATGATTTTTTGCCAATAGCAATTTCAAATTTGCTTGATCCTAAGAAAATTCTTAGACATCAAATTGAATCATTTAACCAGTTTATTGATAGAATTCCATCATTTATTGAACAGGAATTTAAACAAAAACGGTCGGAATTATACATTCCACCAAAAAACAAAGTTGGAAAACTTGAATTTGGATTAAAGTTCACCCAAGTTAGATTGACCAAATCCCATATTATCAAAAATGGAGAAACTATTCCGCTTTATCCAAACTCGGTTAAAAAATCAAATACAACTTATGAAAACGCACTTCGGGCAGATGTGCATCTTTGGACTAGACAATACATAGTTGGCAACAAAATTGGTGAATTGAAAAAACAACCAAAATCCAAACATGTATTGAAAAATGTTCTAATTGGAACAATTCCAATATTGGTAAAATCTAAAGCTTGCCATTTATATAATATGCCGGATATTGCACAAAGAGAAATTGGTGAAGACCCAGATGATGCCGGTGGATATTTTATTATTGATGGAAGTTCCAAAACTTTAATTTCAAGAAAAAATAGTGGGAAAAATATTCCTGTTTTTACCCGAAATTCGTTTGGTGTTATTAATTGCACATTTACTTCCAAACCTGGCGATATGTATGAACAATCTAAGCATATCAAGATTGAACTTTATCCAGATAATGAACTATTAATTAGTATCACACTTGGACGAGAACTGACATTGGTTGTTCCATTTTACATTATATACTACTTATTTAGTATAACCAATGACAAATCAATATTGCAAACTATAATCCCCAACTTTGATCCAAATAATGTTAAACACCAAAAAATGTCATCTATTTTTATGCAGAATATTACAAAAAACTATGAAAATATGAAAAGTTCAATATCCGATTTTAATATGTTCAAATATTTTAATGTTCCGGATGTAAAAAAAATTAATGTATTGGCATTAATACTTGCCCGGATAATTAATAAATTGGATGAAAATTCTTATTCTTCCAAGTATATTATGAAAAATGATGCCACCAATATTAAAACAATTAATGAAATTATGTTGCGATTTGATTTTAATATATTTCCTCATATTGGAATTACCAAAGAAAGTCGGATTGAAAAATTGAATTATCTTGGATCTTTAATTTATAAAATTTATGGTGTCCGACTTGGAGATGCTACTACCGATCGAAATTCGCTAGAAAATACTCCAACTCACAATGTTGGCCCGGGTTATATAAGTTTAATTAAATCGGTTTTTAATATAACTGTGACTTCCAGTTTTACCCGGAATATGCATGATAAAATTCGAAAAGATCCAAATACTGACATAGTGAATGTATTTAATAATACATTGGCTCCAACTTATTTGGGTAAAACACTTTGCAAAGGTATCCGGGCTGGTAGTAATAAATATATTAATGTCACACAGCGAACTAAAATTGTTAATCGTATTAATACTGTTCAACATGATATTACTAATAAAATGGCAGCTCATTCAGTACTAACAAGTGTAACATCGGATCCAAATTCTATGAGTGGAAGATCAAATGAACCATTGTTGGAATTTAGAGGTGTCCAACCAACCTTTCCAGGAGTACTTTGTATGATTTATACTGTTGAAGGAGAACGTGCCGGATTATCCCGATTTATGACTGTTATGTCGGAAATTACAGATATTATTAATTCTAGTCCGATTGTTGAATTGGTTAAAAAAGACATTGAATCTCTTCAATTTTTGCATAAACCTAAAAGTCGGTATTCTCCAGTTATTGTTAATGGTGTTCCACTTGGTGCGCATCCGGATACTAAAATGCTTGCTCGGAAATATCGCAATTTACGTCGGGAAGGTAAAATTCACCGATTGGCAAGTATTACATATTATCCACTTCGAAAAGGCGAATTAAATATATATACCAACCTTGGCCGGATGATTAGGCCGTTTATTATAATTTATAAACGTGAAAATCCTAAAGATGGCGAAGATTTAAGATATATAAAGTTTACAAAAAAACATTCCGAGATGTTGCGACAAAAGCAAATGACTCTTCAAGAATTGGTTGATTTAAATATTATTGAATATATTGCAACTAACGAATATAGAAATATTTATGTTGCCGAATCTTGGAATCATTTTTGGAAATACCGGAATAGCGAACTTCATGATTTTACACATCTTGATATTCCAATTGGCAACTATAGTTTGAATATTCTTACAGTTCCGTATATGCAATATTCTGCCGGACTCAGATCGGCATTTCAAGGTAAATTCACAAAACAAACATGTGGGTATCCGACTATTGCATATAATAAAATATTTCCTGTAAGCAAATTGCCAGTTACATGGGAGATACATCATCCTATTGTGCGAACAATAACTGATAAAGTTTATTTACCTGGTGGTGCAAATATCATGGTTGCAAATAAAGCTGGCGGTGAAAATCAGGAAGATTCTATTATATTTTCCAAATCTTTGATTGATAGAGGAAAATTCACTCTTAATTTATATTCATCTTTGAATATTGAAGTTGGCCCAAGGCAAACATTTCAAAACCCAGATCCGACTCGGATTCGCGATGCAAAAAATGTTGATTACTCGCATTTGCTAAATGGAATTCCAAAGAAAGGAACTATTATCCGGAAAGGTATGGCAATTTTAGGAATTGTAGAAACAAACTCGGAAACTAAAGAGTTGGTAGATCGCAGTCATTATCATAGAAAGAATCATAATATTACAATTGATGATGCAATTATTGAACATAACCGGGAAGGTAATGCAGTTTGTAAAATTAGATATTATTCTGTCCGACCAGTAGAACCTGGAGATAAATTTGCAGCCAGATCAGGTAATAAAGCTATTGTTTGCGAAATCCGGGAAGATGAAGAAATGCCAATTGCAGATAATGGAATAATACCAGAAGCAATTCTTAATTTGCATTCGTTTCCTTCCAGAATGTTGTTTAATCAAATATTAGAAGGTACTGCTGGAAACTTGGCAACCCGAATTGGATCTTTTGTAGATGCTACATATGGTCGGAAATTCGATGAAGAAAGATTTGACCAAATTGCCCGAGATTTAGGAATTAATCCAAATGGCGAACATATTATGTATGATGGCAAAACTGGAAAAAAAATAAAATCCAGAATATATTGTTGTATTAATTTTTACCAACGATTGACTAAAATGGCAAAAGATAATTCATCTGCTGTTAATGAACCACCACTTGATATTCGTACTGGCCAACCAACTCACGGTATTAACAAAAATGGAGGATTAAGAGTTGGTTATATGGAAATTGATACTTATGCAGGTCATGGATGTGGCAGGGCATTAAATGATATTTTATTTGAAGATTCGGATGGTAAAACTATTTATATTTGTGCCAAATGTAAACAAATTGCAATTGCTGATAGTAAAAGAGGAATTTATTCATGTGTTTCTATTAAATGTAACAAAGAAGGAACATTCTTTTACCGGATCAGAAGTTGCACTAATACTGTTAAATTATTTCATTACCTGGCAGCTTTAGGAGTTAAAACCGAATTAATTCCAGAATTGCCACAGTTCATTTCCAGCCATCCAACCAATTAAAGTCGGAAAGTTGGAAAATCGAAAAGTCGAAAAGTCGGAATTTTAATTTATTTTTTTCTTAAGTTTATTAATATCACTCCTAATAATATATTCACTTACTTCATAGTTGGTATTAAGTAGAATATTTGTAAATCCTTCTCTTATCTTTTTATTTCCAAAACTTATCATATCGATATTTTGTTTATATTCATCTAAAAACCGTCTAAAATTGTTTTTAATAGATGGCAATAAAATATTAATAGAATTATCATTTACTGTAGAAAATACAGAATAATTACTGATATTTTCATTGGTATTTTTCATTTCTTTTTTCAATCTATTTTCATTAATATTAATTGATTTATTTTTTAATTCTTCTAGTTGATTATCAATTTTATCTTTATAATTTTCAAATTTGTTATAAGACATAATATTGATACCTATTTTATACTCTGTTAGTTTATTTCTTCCATTGCTAGTAAAGACATTCAATTTATATAACGAATTTAATAATCTTTGTCTATATTCAATTTCGTCCATAAGCAATCTTAAATTCTTAAATTTTATATAATAATCAACTGGTGGATAATCTTTCTTGTTTTCATAATTTCCAAAAGAAATATCACTAAGAATTCCTTCAAAGTTTTTATTAATATTTATAAGTTTTATCAATTCATCATTATCATTTGTTGACATTTGTAAGTTTTTAAGATAATTTCTTAATTCTGTTTCCAAATTATCATATTCATCTTTGAAATTATTATAACTTATCCTAACATTTTTAGTGACATTATTAAGTAATATTTTACCATCACTAGATGTAAATTTGTTAACAATAGTAATTTTTTTTACAGAATTTGCATCTATTTCTTTTAAATTAAATTGTTTTTTATCATTTGAATATTTATCACCAACTATCTTTTCGGTTGCATAATTAGAAATTTTCTTTACGATTGATTGAATCACTCTATATTTTAAAATTAAATAAATTGACACAATAATTATTACTAATGAAAAAAGTACAAGAAGAGTAATTCCCCATACTTTTTGTTTATGTTTTTTTTCTTCTTCCAGTTCTGGAGTATAATGTATTGATAAATTTTTTGAAACTTTTTCATTTAATACTCCTTTATTTGATAAAATATAATAATTGGTGCCAGGTATTGGATTATCAATAAATGTATTAACTGTAACTTGGCCTTGTGTATAAGTAATATCACTAACTGAATCCGGGTATACAATATAAGGCCCATAGGAAATATCATTGGCAGATATTGTAGTGGTAATATAAGAATTATCAGTACTGTTCATTGAAACTGGTGAATTAGTAGAATATAATAACATTAAATTAATATTATTGTCTGACGAACTGACATCATTAAATGTAAAGTCGGAAATATTAAAAACATCCACTCCAGTATTTGACCCGGCCTTGTTAATTGCTGATAAATTGTATTTAATAAAATCTCCAGTATTATCATCCTTAATGGGAAATGAACTAATTACTGAAATTAATCCGGGATTACTAATAAATCCGGCATCTTTTACACCATTTGGTGTATAAAATGATGTATTTGATGTTTCGATATTTACCAAAATTTGATTACCAGTATAATTGTATATATTTAAAGTGTAAACCATTTCTTTTCTTTAATTAAAAAAAAAATAAGAATAATATAATATCAAATTAATTTAATATTTTAATTTGTTTTATCATATTTTCCAAATCTGCAATAGTAGAATTATTAATGATTTCAAAATCTGGAATTGTTTCTAATTGCTCCGATACATGATTTGCAAAGTTGGAAAAGTTGGCAATATCAGGTCGAGTTACTTTAATAATAATTCCTCCATTTTGCTTTATATAATTAACTTCGTTTTCAAACCGAACATCCGATATGATTATTTTTTTTCCATTTTGGATTGCCAACTTTGCCTTTACATCTATTGTTTTTATCCAAAAATTGTCTCCAATATCTGGCAATAATTTATTCATATTGTTTCGAACCAATTCAGTGCCAACAAATTGCAATACTTCTCTTGGAGTAATATTCCAATTTGAATCAATTGTTTCTTTATCATTGTAAACTTGGTCATGAGTAAATCCAAATAAAGACATACAAGTATCTTTTAAAGTATCTGCAAATGCAAGTTTGATATAATCCGGATGCAATTTGCAAATAATATCTGCAACTGTATCTTTCCCACTATATTTCTTTCCAATTATTCCGATCATTTTATATTAAGTTTTATTGATATAATTTTTAATCAAAAAAAAATTAAAAATCATAAGTTCATGATAAATTTCTTACAAATCTGGCCGGAAGTCAATACCTATTGCTTGAGTTGGCAAAAGAGTTTTAATTGAATAACCTCGGAATTCTACTGTGTATAATTTTCCTTTATAATTATTTTCAAAATGAGTTTTACCATTTTCCTCCATCTGGGACATATCATAAAATAGTTCTGCTCGGACTTCATCAGATAATTTTGGTTGGATAGTAACAGTATAATCGGATGAATTAATATCATAAACATCAGGCCCGTAATCATATTCTGAAAACGAATCAAACCTTTTATTCATGTACTCAATTGCATTATTATAAGAATTTTTAGTATGTTTGCAAATAAATATTACTTTTCGAAAATTCTTACCAACTCCATCTTTGAATCCAAACAACTGGAATTCATCCCTAAATAATGGTTTTATTTTGACCATTTCATTCCGACTTCCACCATTATATGGGCGATCTCCAATTCGGAATATTAATCCTTCATATTTATCATTAATTGCTTTTTGGTAAAATTCATATGCTTCTTCGGGAGTATCAAATTGAAAAGTTGGAGCGAATTTGATATTGCCAAGTTTGCCTTCATATTTATTTCGAATCTTATCAAAAACAATATTTCGTTGTTTGAATGAAAAATTATTTGGAATTCCGGAAGTTGGAGTTGTCGGGATAAAAATATCGTAAATGTAATAATTTAGTTGTTCTTTATATGAATCCTGAATTTGTTTATTGGAATACCCGCTAATATTACTAAGTGGCTCTCCATGTATGTATAATTCACCATCAAAGAATATATTCCTACCAGAGTATTTAACTGTATGAAGTTCTTCTAATTGCTCTTGAAGTGTTTTTGAAATTTCCAATGATTTGCCAGATCTGGAATAACTAATAAGTTTATCATCATTGCTCATCCCGCTAATTAACCGAACACCATCATATTTATATTGAAAATAATTATTAGATCCATATTTGGAATACAAATCTTGAATAATCTCAAATACTTTATCCGGATCTATTGCACTACCATCTGCAAGCATTGGCAAATAATGCTCGGATTTAGTTTCTTTGGCAGTATATTTTTGCAATCCTGATGCTAGTGATTGAGTAAATATATTGGTTTGATTAATTTTCCCAAGATTCTTTCCAGATTCTATTTTAGTGAAAACTCCAAATTTGTTTGGAGAATCTTCATAATGCGAATTTACAACTGTAAATCCAATCAAATTATCATCCGGAATTGGCTGGTTATTCCACCAAGTTTCTTCTATTGGTTCTGCAATAGTTGCAAACATTTGAATTGGGTTCATACTTGAATTAATTGTTTTTTTGAAAATATCATTTGAATATTTCCGATCAATAACTCCTGCATAAATAGTCCAATTAGTGTATTTTGGTTCGCCAGATTTGGATTTCATTTGACTTATAGACCTTATTTCGGGAAATTGAAATACATGAGAGTAAATTTTTCCACATTCGTTATATTTAAGTTTGGTATTCATATTTTATAGTGTATTTATAATTCAAAAAAAAATAATTAGTAATGATAATAATTTTCTTAAAACATATAATTAAGTCCAAATGATCTTCCATAACTGCTGATAAAATTCAACATATGAGTAAATACTGTAACCGTATATTTTTCATTCAGAATTTGTTCGGCATTCATCATATCCTTTCTTAATTCCAATCTTAAAATTGGTTCAAATAATGATGCCTGGTTATACAAACATGAAATTTGGTTGGTCAAATACAGTTCGTTAAATAATAGCATATATAAACCATCATCTGCTTTTGCATTTAATTTTCTTGTATTTTTAGTAAGTTTGGATTTTACTACCAAGTCATAAATTTCAGGAGGTTGAGGAGATTTAATAAATTCTTCCCCATACTCAAATCCAATTTTTTCCAATATTTGAACTGGACGCAAATACTTAGTTGGACTAATTGCAAGTTGGCCAGGATCACCATTTATGTCATTAATGACAATTGGAACTTGTGTACAAACTTCTTCAACTTCTCCAAATTCTAACCATTTATCAAAATCGTTTGCATAGTTAAAAGGCCGGACTGATATTGTCATTGCTTCACTAGTTGCTTGGCCTCTTAAAACAATTGGTTCTTCCAAGTCTTTAATATGATAATATTTGACATCAACTAAACTAACAAGTCGGTTCCAAGAAACGGTTAAACTTAGGGCATGCATAACATCATCCAAATGAACGTAACAAGTTACCAAATTAAATTTTTTTACTTTAAGAGGCAAACATTCCAACTTAATTGGATCTTCAACTCCATCATAATATTCAGCAGTTACCATCATGTTGGATTTTTGTAATTGACCCCGAACAGATAAAGTATTTTTTGTCATCATACCAGTATTAAGTCGGTTTTCATGAGTTTCATTATGATTAAAAAATAATGGCACCATTAGTCTAAGTCCATTTTGTTGTTTCTTTGGAGTTTGGTATCCAAGTTTCAATTTTTGCACCATAATAGCATCAGTATCTGGCAACACAACATTGGATTCAACTCCAAGATCATGTCCAATATGTTCATTCCACAAGTCAGTAAGATTGGTTGGAATATAATGTTTATCTTTAAGAAGAACTTCATCTTGTTGAATAGTTTGAACATTTGCAGTATCACATCCAAGATTGTATTCATGGAAAAGTCGGATACCTGGCTTAGCAACATATCGAAATCGGACATTTTCAATATCAAAGTTGGCAATAGAATCTGGAATTTTAGAAATATCAAGTTCAGGTTCTTCAGTTTCAAATCTGATATATTGATCATAAATAAATAAATAATCATTATTGACCTTTATATCAAATGTAAAGTCGGTAAATTCGTCTTGTCTAAGTTGCTTTAATGACCCAGTTTGGCATGTTTCAACATAATCAGTAACTTCCGGTACGCAACCTTTATAATCGGACCAATTTTTATTTGGAAATGCATTTTTGATTGATTTAAGAAGTTTCTTTCTTTCATCAACATTAAGTTTTGCATAAAAATTAAGTGGTTCAACCCCTCTGGGAATTTGCAATTGCCTATCCAGGAAATTTTGAACCTTTTGATGGACTCCAATACGTTGGGTAATCTCATCATGGAGCATTCCTTCTTCAATATATTTGTAACCTTTATACATTTTTCTTCTGTGACAAAATAAATTTAAATAATTAAATTCTTATTGGAATAAATCCTTTGTTTTAAAAAATATTTTTAATAAATGAAATCTATTAAAGTAATATCAAAAGATATATCTGGTATCCCCGAACTTAACAAATTATATTCCAACCAAGGGTATTTAATTATAAAACAAGAAATTGGAAAGTTAGGAATTTCAAAATCCGATGTTATGAATTTTTTTAAATCATTTCATATCAAACATGAAAAACGTGCAGGTACAATAATACAAAACTTCCAATATGATCCAATTTGCAATACCAACAAGTACTATTTATTTCCCCGATTTTTATTGGATGATGTAAAATTGTTTTTTGACGAATTTGGAATTTCAACAAATGTACTAGATTTTGAATATCCGGCCAACCTTGGCGACTCCAACTTGGAAATGAAGACACTTATTTGGAACGAAAAAAATCATTTATTGAATAATATAATTATACCAAAAATCAAAAAGTCGGGAGGTTTAACATTGCAACTTGATACTGGTAAAGGCAAAACAGTTATACTTTCCCGAATAATACAAGAATTCGGTCTTAAAACTGTCATATTTGCAGGTAATATATTGTTACAAAAACAATTATATCAGGATGTAACAGAACATCTTGGGTTAACATCGGATAAAATTCGATTAGTTGGAGGAGGAAATAAAAATCATCCAGATGCCAATATTTGGATAGTTACAATTAATACTGCATCCAAACTCAATAAAGATCCAACTATTTGGAACCAATTTGGATTATCTATTTTTGATGAATGTCATAAATTTTGTTCCGCAAAAAGAATTTTTATTGCCCGGCAATGCTGTACTAAATACAAATTGGCATTATCCGCAACTGTTGAAAAAAATTGGAATTGGAAAGAAATAATTTACAACTGTGGATCGCCAGTAAATGGTAATGATTATATTAAATCCGAATCAATAGACGGCAATGTTAAAATAATAAAATATTATGGCCCTCCAGAATATACAAAATCATTAAAATCCAATAGCGGCATGGTATCAACTGCTTTCATGAGTCGGCAATTTATGAAAGATAGTTATCGGACATCAATACTAATATCAGAAACTATCCGACTTTTGGAATCCGGCCATAGTGTATTGGCATTGACAAATATTAATGATTTTGTTTGGAATTTTTATGAATTATTTCAAGTAAAAACTAATTGGAAATACCGAGTTGGCATAATTAATTCTGATGTTTCGGATAAAGAAAAACATTATGCAAAATCAAGTTGCCAATTAATATTATCAACATATGGAAGTTGCTCAGAAGGAGTTAATATACCCCGACTAACTGCAATGGTATTTTTAACATCATTTGTTGGAAATGGAATTCAAATATCTGGCCGGTCATTGCGAGGAAAATCCGATATTACTAGAGAATATATAGATTTAATTGACATGAATACTTCGTTAAAAAAACAATTTGCTTCCAGAGGTGAGATTTGGAATAATCGGAAATTTACACAAGAAATTGCAATCGAAAAATATCGCAATGAAAATTAATAAAAATGATTTTTATTATTTAATTTTTAAATCTGTTAAGAAATTAGTTGTCAAAATTTATTATGGATTTTAATGATAAAGTAGATATGTTCATTTGGTCAACTGATGATGAATTTAAACAAATATTTTTAAATTACAAAAATGGAAATATTAAAATACACCAATGTAATAAAAATATTATAATTTCAAAGTTGGTATTTACTAACATGGCCAGGTATAAGGCTTTATATGAATTTAATAATTCAGATTGGATTATCCGGCCTTTGACATTGGAGAGAATATTTTGCCAAATTATTAATTCCGGATTGAAACATTCTGAATCTGCAAAGAAATTCTTTAATGAATTAATTGTATATATTCATAGTGATTGCCGAAATATTTGGATAATTAAAATGTCTTATGTTCACAAAGTTCCATGGATGCGAAATTGGATACAATGTGATAAAACTAAAAAACCTTCTATATTAAATATAGTCCAATTATTGCGATTATTAAATGATGTAGAAGGAAATGAAAGTTTGAAATTTGGATTTAGTCGGAATATTATATACATATCGGATAATGTTATTGAAGAAATGATATTTTACAATACTATTTTGCAAAAAAAATTGGCACTTGCAACAAATTTTGATGACCGATTGGTAATATTACCCAAAATAACTGATTATATAAATAAATATAAAAACAAATTGATAATTAATTGATAATTAATTGATTAATAATTACTTTTACTTTTTTTTTTTAATTTGTCAAAATAAATTTTATTTTCCAAGAATTTTTTAGTTGTTTTGTAGCCATTTTCTCGAAGTATTTCTAATTTTTTTACATCAGTATTAAACTCGGTTGCGTCTACATCCATAACATCTATTCCAACTGTTCTATCCCAATAATCGTAAAGAGTATATGATTCATCAATATAATCTAATAATAACATAATAAGTTGGAATGCCAGATTGACAATTGGTAAAAATCCAAAACCTGGCAATACTACATCCTTTTCTTTAGTTGACGTATTATTTACCAATTTGAATCCAAGTGTTTTTTTACTTGGAGGAGACTTATTTTCATAATCAACTTCATATGAATTTGGGTTGTCAAATATCCAAATTGGAAAATTACTTAATATACCACCATCAATATAATAAGAATCTATATATTGTATTGGTTTAAAGAATATTGGAATTGTAATACTAATCCTTACAGCTTTCCAAATTGGCATATCCGGAGTTGTTTTATAACTAAAGTATTTTGTTTTTTTTTCTTTTATTGAAGTTCCAGTTATAACCAATTCTATATTATTTTCATTATAAATATCTAAAAATGTTGTATCTTTATTGCCAGTTTTTACCATTATCAAATTTTGTATCCATTTACAAAAATAATCACCAGTATTAATTCCAAGTGTAAATAAAAATTTAAATGCAGTAAATGAATAATAAGTCTCATCTTGGAATTCTTTAAAATCGGTAGTAGTTATAATTTCATCAATCATTTCCGGACTATATTTAACAGCTAATAAAGTTGCTGCGATTGAACCTGCAGAAGATCCGGCTATGCGTTTAATTTGTTTTAATATTCCCATTTCTTTTAATACTAAAGGGACTTTGGCATATGCAACTCCTTTAATTCCTCCACCTTCAAAAATAATATTTTCATAAGGAAATTTCATGTTTTTATATATTGTCAAAATTAATAATTTTAATTTCTATTAATAATTTCCTGAAAACAATTAAATTGAAATTAAATTAATATTAATAATACCAATGAAATTAACCAAAGCCGATTATGTTTTTGTATGCCTTAAAAGGTACCCGGATGAAAATATTAAAATTTACTCCAATTCGCTTAAAGTGCTGAAGGAAAAAGTTGGCAATTTAACAAACCAAGAAATGGAATATGTTGAAGAAAATAGAAAATTATTAAAAACCAATATCTTGAAAGATCCGGTCTTAGAATTGCCTGCTACATATACCAAGTCTATGAAAGTCTATTTTACAAAATACCCAATATTATACCGAACACCTCTTACAAAATCCGATTATATTTATATATTATTTAATCGGAAATCTACTATTGTCAGTATCAATGAACTTTCTAATATGCAAATTGAAAAGTTGGAAGTTTTAACTGGGGATATTTCATATGAAGAAAAAAAATCTTTAATTTTACAAAAGATGAGAAGATGCAAGTATTGGAAAAATTATGTAAAAAAACATAAAACATTTATCAACAATTATAAACAGTTTGTAAATTACAATGCAACATTGGCCGGTATACCAAGTGTTTTATCAATAGAAACAAAGATTGATATGATATATAAAATAAAACCAAAATCTGCTCCAAGTATAGATGAATATCAGCAGCAATTGATATCCGAATACTGCCAGCCAGATAATATAACTGGAGGAATTTCAAACAAATACAAAAATGTTTGTTGTATAGCCGGCCCTGGAGCTGGTAAAACTCAAACACTAACCGAGTTTTGTCGGCAAGCATCAATAAATAACCAATCTGTATTATGTTTGATGTTTAATCGCAATACCTGCCAAGATTTCAAAACTCGGTTAAAATCGACTAATATTAAATATCAGAAAAATTCCAATATAGAAAATACTCCAGGTATTTATGTTTTAACATTTCACCAATTTGCGTATTGGAAGTTTTCATCAAATGATTCTGATATTTTCCCAAATGAAGATTTTAATTACAAAAATTTGATAAAAAAAGCAATTCGAAAAATGCCCAGTTTGGTGCCTTTTAATTATATTGTTATTGATGAATCTCAGGACATGACTAAAGATTTTCAAGAATTATTTGACAATGTTAAGACATCCCGGGTAATTTATGTTGGTGATCCTCGGCAACAATTGTATTTATGTTCATCAGTATTTGGCCAACTTTTGAAATCCAATAATATTTCCAAATTGGAATTGTTGAACAATTATAGATCCAAACCTGAAATTATCCAATTATTGAATAATTATTCTAGAACCAATTTTCATAAAAATCATCATATTGAACAAGTTTGTCCAAACCCGGATTCTTCAGATAGCAATTCGGTCAAAATCGTTTATTCTAATAATTGCCCTGAATCAATTGTAAATCATTTGTTGGAATATGATCCCGGAGAGACATTTATAATATCTCCTGTTACAACTTCAAAATTCCGAGTTAATGAATTGACAACACTAATCCGGCAACTTGCACATGAACAAAATCGCCACATAGGAGTGTCTGAGCATGGAGATATATCTAATAATGATGATTATATTTGCAATTCTTATGCAGTAAAAGGACTAGAAAGAAAACAAATTATATTATTTGCAGTATCGGATACAGATTTGTATATTGATTATGGAGTCCGGTCAAACATATTAAAATGTTTAATATATGTTGCATTGTCCCGGGCATCTCACAGAATTGTAATTGTCATTAATAATAACAAATATAAATCTCCAAATTTATTAGATTTTGCAATTGATCATTCATTAATCCAACCAACCAAAGTTCAACCTCGGAAGATTCCTAAATCAATTCATATGGTAGTTACCGATTTTGCCAAGTACGAACTTCCATATGAATTTGAAAATTTGGAAGTATTTAATCCAATTAGTTTCGAACGCAAGTATATAGAAGATGTTGCCGGATTATTGGTGGAAGTCAATATTGCCAAGAAGTTGGACATATTAAAAAATAACTACCAAATAATTAGTAAAAAATCCAAAGCTAGAAAAGAAAAAAATAAATATCTTGTAATTATTGATTTGGATCCGACATCAAAAAAATATGATGAAGTTATTAAAATTATATCAAATTTAATTAGCAACAAAAATATATCAGATGCATTTAAATATGTCAAAATTGAATATTGTTGCCGAGTTAATCGGGAATGGACGGTTTCTGATAATTTAGAAAACTTTAAAATGAATTCATTTGAGTTGGATCAATATTTGGAATTTATTAAAGAATTTAATAATAACAAAACAATAACACATGGCGAATCAATTGATTATTATCCAACTATTGATAGATCAAAAGAAACTGGTTGGTTAATCCGGGGTATTTGCGACTTTTCCGATGAAGATAATGTTTACGAAATTAAACATGCCAAAGATTGTCCCAGTCATCATATCCAAGTTGGCATATATGGACTGTTATTAGGCCGGCGGTCTATATTAGTAAACACATATGAAGGGTTTGCCAAAGAAATTAAACTTAATTGGGATCTTGCAAAATTAAACAAATATTTTAGATGTGTCCAACTTTTGAAAATTATATCCAGATACAGAGTTGGCAATATGAATCTTGATATTGGAAATGTTGTAATAATTGATATTGAAAACGATTTTTCACGTTCATATTATATGGAACCAATTATTCGTGAAATTAGTGCAATTGTAGTAAATATTGAAAGTTCGGAAATAATTGATATTTATCATAAAACATTTGGTTGCAGTAATGATCCAGATGCAGTTGTGGATCATAAATTTAAAGATGTTTACGAACTTACCGGATTAATACCATTAAATGATAATCCGACTTACATTAATAACTTTATTGAATTTATCCAACCATATAAAAATTATCAATTTGTACAATGGGGTAGTAATGATTGTAAAAATGTAGGATTAAAGAATGTTAATTCATTAGATTTATCAGTTATATTTAAACGATACTTGGAAAAATCTTCAATAAAAATTAGATATGATAAATCAAAATATAAATTAAAAGAAGCAATATTCCGGTTAGTTCCTGTAACTCTTCCATGGGTTCCTCATAGGGCATTTGATGATACGTTAATAACAATGTTAATTTATTCAATATTGGCCCTTACAAAGTAAGTTTATTAAATAATTAAAATGATTTTTAAATAATATTTTTTTTTATAAAAATTAATGATTAAGTGTTATTGTGGAGAAAAACTTGTTAAAGTACGAAATTATATCAAACAAAATGGTACAAAAGTAAAATCTTATTATCGGCATGACTCCGGGTTGAGTTGTTCGATGGGTGAAACAGATTTGCATAAATACGGAAAAAAATGTTTAGTTGAATTATTGAAATCCGGTATTAAAGTAAATTGCAATTCCGAGATATGCAACTTTCAGTCCAATAATGCTTGCATGGAAGTTGAAATTGAAAATAATTATGTTCAAGGAAAAGCAGATGTTGCATATGAAGACTCGGATGGTGATTTAATAGTTTTTGAAGTAAAAGTAACTCACCCGACTAAAGAATGCGACAGAAATGATTACATATGGCATGAGTTTAATGCCAATGATATTATCCAACTTTTTTATCTTTATCGGGATAATAATTGCCAAGATTTCATATTAAATTGTTGTAATGATCATAGTTATATTGACCAATTTGATTTATTAGAGGAATTTGATGATGAAGATGAATACCCCAATTGTTCTAAAATAGAATATCCGCCGGGTAAATTTATAATTCGCCAACGAGGTGCCGGATGTGGTAAAACATATGATTCTGTTAAAGAAATAATCAATAGTAATAAAGAAATCTACCAAGTTTTTATTTATTTAACTAAAATGCATTCTGCAAAGTCGGTAATCAAAAATGAGTTATTTAACCAGCATAAAAAATATATTATAAATGATAATAATAGAAATAAACAATATTTGTATAAATTAAAATATGGCGATAATGATATAAAAGTCGTAATTGGAACCGTTGATTCATTTAATTACAAAATTGGCAATATAGATAATGTGCAAACTTTTAATATATTTACAGGGTTGTGTCAGGACATTATAAATATAGACAAAGAAAAAAATCCTATTAATTATTTTTATGGCAATGTTGATTTTAATAATTTGAAAACAATGATTGTTATTGATGAAGTCCAAGATTTAGATTTGATATATATAAACGCATTAATATCTATTCGGACAAAATTTGTTAATATTGATTATATGTGTATAGGCGACAAATTGCAATCATTGTATAACGATAATAACATATTTAACAATTTTAAAAATTTATTAAAAAATGAAAACTTGGAAATAATAATTGATACTCCGGTTAACAATGTAAGGCGATTTCACAATTTCAAATTTTTATCATTATTAAATAAAGGCAATATTAGTTGTGAAAATAAACATACATGTAATGAAAAATTGCAATATGATGAGACATTGGTTACATTAGATGAACATTGCAATTGCCAATGTGACTTTATATCCAATTGTCATAAAACTTCAATAAAGTTTGAACATTTTAAATTGCCAATAATATCATCCGGGTGTCCTGGCAAGGTAAACCAATCTGGAATATGTGAATATGGATTTTATCATGATTATTCTATATTTAACCGGCCAATTAATAATCCTAATTGGAGTAAAATTGCAGAATATAACAAAGAGAAATTGTCATATAAAAATGACAACTTATTAACGACCTTTTTTAAATATCCGCATGTTTATTTTAATGATTATCAAATTGAAAAAATTAATAAAGTAATAGAATTTGAAATACTTAATCGGCTAGAATTGTTGATCCAGTGCACAAAACAAAATAAATTAATTTATACACCCCAGGATGTCATGATTATATTTCCAATTTTGAAAAATAATCAATTTATTGCAATACTAGAATCGCGATTAAATGATTTTTGGAAAGAAAAATTCTTGTGTAAAGATTATTTAAAATATTGCAGTGATGAAGATAGAGAATTATTTAGTTTGCCCAACTTTATTCCTGTAGAAGTTCATAAATCCGAAATTGGTAGTTCTATTAATCTGGACACTTCTATTAATAAAACCCGAATAATGTCTATACATTCTTCTAAAGGAACCGGAAGGAAAATTGTATTTGTATTTAATTTACAAGAAATTATTCTTAATAAATTTCGAACACGCTCTGGAGAATTAAAATACGAATCAATGATACATGTTGCACTAACTCGGCAAAAAGAACATTTGTTTGTTGGGTTTAATATACATGATGATATATCATCCAGGTTTCTAGATTGGAGTGGAAACAAAAAGTATGACAAGGGTTTACAAGTTGAAAAATTGATTGATTTTATATGTCATTGTGTGGATTATAAAGAGTATGATCCTAGTAATAAAAAAAAATGGTCGGAAAGTTTGGTAAAAATGAATTTGGATAATAAGGATTTTATATTGAATTTGGTAAATCATGAAAACCAATTAGTAGATATATCCGATCATACAGTTAGAAACATAGTGTATAAATTTACATTTTTATTATCTATTTCCAGTTTTACTAATAAATGTATCCAACAAAATATGCAATTAAAAAATTTAGATAAAATCAAAATTAAGAATATATTTTGGTTAAATGCAGAGTCTTATATAAAAGTTCAAAGTACACTTGGAAAATTATATAAATTTTATATAAAATGGAAAGAATAT